AGGTATGGAAGTATTTTTTGAGGTTGTAGGTTGGGTTAATGAATCTACTCCAATTATGGGAAGATGCAACAACAAGTTAGTCAAAGACAAAGAATTTGAAAAAATGTATGGTAAAGAAACCGTATTTACATATGGTTGCAAACCTGGTGAAAACGATATGTATGTTTACAGAATGACTATGACTAATGAAGACGGTGTTGTTATTGAACTTCCTACTGAAGAAGTTAAAATGTGGTGTGAAAGAATGGGTTGCAAATTTGTTCCTATTCTTGATAAATTCTTATTTACTACAATTGAAGATTTAAATGACAGAGTGAACAAGTGGCTTGATATTCCTGATGAAATTGATTCTAGACATGTTTCAGAAGGTGTGGTTGCAAGAATTGATAATAGAAGTAAGTTTACAGCTTATAAAAGAAAAGGATTTCAATTCAAGGTTTTAGAAGGAATCATAAAAGACACGTCAGATGCTCCAGATATTGAAGAAGCACAAGAACTCATTCAGGAATCCTTTGATACAACTGAGTCAGTCTAAAGAAAGGAGAAATGAATGGGTGGAAAAACATAATTATATAAATGCACATTGTTGTTACTGTGAAAAATGTCATGATAATTTCGTTTATTTCCCAGATGAAACTTCTTGGGATGAAAATGCAGGATACAGTACAAAACTTGTTAAGTGTCCGTCATGTGGGTGTGTAAACGTTATTAAGTATATTAACGACTTTGGACTTAATGTTAATAAAGATATTAGATATTATGAATAAATTATTAAATTTTTGTGTATTAACATTGATTAATATATATGTAACTATTAATAATTAAATTGAAAAAAGGAGAAAAAAGAAATGGCAAAAGTAAAAGAAAAAACACCATTAGAGAAAAAGAATTGGCAGCAATCATTTAATCTTGTTGGAGAAGTAAAACTTAATGATTATACTTTTAAGTTGAACGAAAGAAGCGAGAAGAGTGATTGGATTTATAATGCACTTAACTTAGGCGTAGACTGCGGAGAGAAATATGGTACTGTATATTGTGAGTTAATGGGCGGTTATGGTTCAGAAAGAACAAACAATGTAGTCTATGTACATGGTAAAAAAGAAGATGGAACAGATGATTTTAAGAACTCTTATACTATTGATTGGGAAGATAGAGATGATGAAACAATTTTAGCTGACATTGGAGATTTATGTTTCCTTACAGTTGGATTAGAGAAAGACTCTAAAGATAAAACATTTTATAAGAAAATTCTTACACCTTATGATTTTATTGCATATGTATCTGAGTATCTTGAAGATGGTATGGTTGTAAATATTAGAGGTCAGATTAAATACACAGTGTATAATGGAAATATTCAGTGTAGAAAAGAAATTAATAGTATTGCATTATCTTCTGCGACACCTGACAAATATAGAGCAACATTTACTCAGACAATGTTGTTAGACAGAGAATCTGTGACAGCAACTTCTATTGATAAAGATAAAGGTGTAATCAATGTTGATGCTTATGTACTTGAAAAATTCAAAGAGTATAATGGTTGGGATTTAACTGACGGTGGAAAGGTTAAAGGCGGTGCTTTTGTTCCTTTACGCAAAACTTTTGAGTATCAGATTCCAGAGAATCCGGACCTTACTAAGAGTATTATCAGTAAACTTTTCAAGGTTAAAAAAGGTGTAACTCAGATTACTTGGGAAGGTGAATTTGTTGAGAGTGGCGCAACAATTACTGCTACAGCAGATGACCTTACAGATGATATTAAAGAACTTATTGACTTAGGATTATATACTCTTGAAGAGGCATTGGCTAAATGTACAGTAGGTGGTTCTAAAGAAAGAAGAATGATTCTGAAAAAACCTTCTATTAAGATGGTCGGAGAAGACGATAACAAAGTACCACAGATTCAGAGATTTGAAGAGCAATTCAATGAAGAGGATCTTCAGTTAGATTGTTTAATTCCGAAAGAGACTGATGAAGATGATGATGAAGATATTGATACTTCCACTGATAACGAAGCAGTAGAGAGTACAGCCGATGAAGATGATGAACTGGCGGCTCTTCTTGATGCTTTAGATTAATAATAACTAATTAAAATTATGCCACTGTCTGAAATATGACAGTGGTAATTAAAAGATAAGGAGAATTAAAATGGCTAAATTTGGTAAAAAAAATCATGTGTCTATTAATCCGCTTGATTATTCTACGTGTTTGTTAGGTGAAGCAAAATGCGGAAAAACAACTCTTATTAAAGAAGTATGTGAGAAGCTTACTGGTTCTCAGGACGGATATTTGTTTTTAGAGTTTGGTGATGAGCGTGGTGCTGCGGCAATTGAGAATATCAACTATGAAAACGTTGAAGCATGGTGGTCTGATGAAGATGAAGATATTGTTGGTTTTGCAGATATCGTAGAAGATATTTGTGAAAATAAAAGTACTGATTATCCAGACCTTAAAGTTGTAATTTGGGACACATATGATCAGATTATTCCTATTGCAGAGGCAGAAGTAATACGTCTTTACAATAAAACAGCACCTGCTGATAAAAGAGCAGAGACAATTAATGCTGCATTTGGTGGCTTTGGACGTGGCGAGAAAAAGGCTATGGAACTTATGTGGGATATGAAAAATCGTTTAAAAAAGGTCGGTGTTGAGACTATTATTATTGGTCACGTAAAGACTAAAGACGTTACTGACACAGTAACAGGAGAACAGTATCAGGTATTAACTTCGGATCAGCAGCAGAATTATTTTAACGCTCTTAAAAAGCAGTTACATTTCTTAGCACTTGCATATGTTGACCGTAACATTATTAAAGAGGGTAAGGGCAAAGATGCAAAAGGAAAAGTTTCTGAAGAAACAAGAAAGATTAAATTCCGTGACGAAGGATATGCAATTGATGCAGGTTCTCGTTTTGCAAATATTGTATCAGAAATTCCTATGGATGCAGATGCATTTATTACTGCAATTGTAGATGCTATTAAATCAGAACAGTCTAAATCAAACAAATCATTTGAAGAGACAAAAGAAGAGCAGGAAGCAGAACGCTTGAAAAAAATTGCTAAAGCAGAAGACAAGATTAAAGAGCAGAAAAAAGTAGAAGAAATTATCACTAAGATTAATGATTATTTAAAAGAGAATAAGTCTGATGTTGCAAAAATCAAACCTATTATTGCTAAATGTAAAGAAGTAGCAGGGGTAAAAACACCATCAGAACTTACAAAATTAAAAGATGCTGAAGAAGTATTGCAACTTATTGAAGAATAAGAATATACAATTTGGGGTTGAGGGGGCAATCAAACCTCTCAACCTTATTTAATTAGGAGATTTATTATGGCAAAGAATAAAGAACCGCTTTTACCTAGAGATAAAGTTCAATGGCTCGAACTTTGTGCTTGGGTAGAAGCAAATATATTTGAATATGAATCAACTCAAAAATTGCAAAGAGCAGCATGTTTGACTTTAGAAGGATTGAGACGAGGACAGGTAACTGCAAATAATAATATGGATACATATGGTGAATATCCGATGAATGTTATTTTACTTGCATTTAAGGCTAATAAAAATATTATTTTAGATGCTTTAAGAGGAAAGAATTTTAAATCTGAAGATCAAAAGATGAGATATGTATGTGCTATTTTGCGTGATAAATTGAATGACGTTTATACAAGATATTTAAATGCTCAGAAATCTCAAGAAAAGGTTGAGAAAATTGATACTAGCATTATTGATTATGAAGGTGCAGAGTATCAAAATAAAAATAATAAAAAAAATAACAGTAAATTTGATGATTTGTGGTGATATGAATGGCAGAAACAAAAACTAAAACCAAAAGTAAACTTACACCTTGGCAACAAGAACAACTTGAAACATTGAAGAAAATTAATGAATATAAAGAAGCATGTGAAGCAAATATTGTAGGTATTATATATAAAAATCCAGAGCATCTTAGAAATGTTAATCTTGAAACACAAGATTTTACAAACAATTGTTGGAGAGTATATTTTGAGATTGCTAAAGAAATTATTATTACTGAAAAAAAACAAACATTAGATGATATTACAGTTGGGTTATATTTATCTAAACATAAAAAACTAGAAGCACGTTACATAGAATATGGCGAATATCAGATGGTTGAAACTGCGGGTTCTTATGTTAAAGAAGAAAACCTAGATTCTTATGTCAATGAATTAAGAAAATGGTTAGCACTTCAGAAACTTGTTAAAAGAGGTTTCGGTGTATCAGAAAGACTTAGTGAATTTTGTGATATGACAGCAGAAGATATTTATCAAGAATATGAAGTATGGTTAAATGACACTTTTGTAAATATTGATTCCGACATTAAGACTTATGATATTGCAGACGGAATTTATGAATTGATTGATGAATTAGATGCAGGTATGGCAATAGGACTTCCATATAACAATATGCCAATTCTTACAAAAGAAACAGGTGGACAATATTTAGGTTCTATTACTTTAGTTGGTGGTTTATCCAATGTGGGTAAAAGTACATTTGCACGTACTTCGACATTACCATCAATCATAAAAAATAAAGAGAAGATTGTATTGATGCTCAATGAGGACAGCCTTAAAAAATATCAGAGAGAACTTTTAGTATATGTTGCCAATAATGCTATTAAGTTTGACTTGCAGAAACATGTAGTGAGAGATGGAAAATATACAGATGAAGTTAAAACAAATCTGAAGCTTGCTGCGGATTGGTTAATTGAACAAACAAAAAATCATACTATTACAGTTGTTCCATTTAAGCAATATCAAACGTCTAAAGTTATTAAACTTATTAATAAATACTCTTCAATGGGTGTTAAATATTTTTTATTAGACACATATAAAATGGACGCAGGCAAAGTTACTGATAATAGTTGGTTAGATCTTCAACAAAAAATGGTAGAGATAAATGACTGTATCAAGACTGAAAATAAAAACGTACATATTTTAATTACATTTCAGTTAGCAAAAGGTAGTGTTAAACAAAGATACTACACACAAGATAATATTGGCATGTCAAAGAATATCATAGATCCCGCAAGCACATGTATTATGATACGTGACTTATATGATGATGAATATCCTGGCGAAAAACGTGAATTAAAAGTTTATCGTATGGAAGGAAAAAATAAAAAGACAAAAATTCCTGTTCATTTAGACAAAGATAAAAGGTATCAGATATTATTTATCATTAAGAACCGTGAAGGTTCTGCTAACACATATCAAGTTGTAGTTGAACATGATATGAGTAGAAATGTTATGAAAGAAATTGGAATTTGTAATGTACCAATAGACTTTTAAATAAGGAGTGAATTATAGAATGACAAGTAGTGAATTAAAGATATACATTTTAGAAAATGAAAAAATTGAATATATATTAGATTCTCTAGGATGTCGTTCTATAGTTTATCATGATGATAAGAATTATTATAGTGCCACACAACCAGAAGAGTCGGCTGATAATAAAATGGGTGTATGTATTAAAGCAGTTCCTTTTTTAAATTATTATTCTTATTCAAGAAATATTCATATAGAAGATGGCAAAGATTTATTTGCTTTGGTTCAAGAAGCAAAACATATCACATTTGCAGAAACCATGAAATATCTTCACAGTCTTCTAGGATTAAAATACACTTTTAAAAAAGAACAAATTAAGGATAATACACCTAAGTATAATCCGTTGGCAATATTCGAAAAAGCAAAAAGTAAAAAAAGATGTAGAAACGTATTAGATTGTACATTTGAAGCTTTAGATGAGAGCGTGTTGACGGATTTAGTTCCTATGATACATATAGATTTGTGGCGTGAGGGAATTATGCCTTGGACAGTCAAAAAATTTGGTTTGGCATACAGTTATAAATGGAAAAGGACTATTTTTCCACACAGATATATCAATGGTGAATTGATGGGGTGGAATGGTAGAAGCAGTATTCAAGATTGTGAACTTTTTGGAATTACCAAATATTATATTAGTCCTGGCATGAAAAAAATTTGTCCTTATGGATTGTATGAAAATTATGAAAGTATTGAAAAGGCAGGATACTGTGTTGTTTATGAAAGTGAAAAATCAGTTTTAAAACGTGATTCTAAAAATGATAGCACAGGACTTGCAATATCAGGCAAAAGCATTAGTGACGAAGAAGTACGTTTGATACTTGGATTAAACATTAAAGAAATAGTAATAGCACTTGATAAAGATGTAGACATAAATGAAATTCGTCATCTTGCTGAGAAATTTTTTAGACATAGAAAAGTAAGTTACATTTATGATAAATGGGAACTTTTAAATGCTAAAGATAGTCCAGCAGATGCATGTAACAAAATATATAACTTCTTATTTCAACATAGAGTTGTTTATGATGAAGTTGAACATAGGAAATATATACAAAGTTTGGAGAAAAAATGAAAGAACTAAGAATTATCATAGCAGGTAGTAGAGATTTTAACGACTATAAATTGCTTAAAAAATCAATCAAAGATATACTAACAAACACTTCTTTAAAAGGCATTAATAAAATAAAAATTATTTCAGGTACTGCAAGAGGGGCAGATCAATTAGGAGAGAAATTGGCTAGACAGTTTAAGTTGGAAATAGTTACGTTTCCTGCTAAGTGGGATATTTACGGAAAGAGAGCAGGATACATAAGAAATGAAGAAATGGCTAAATATGCTATTCAAGATAACAATTATGGTATGTTAGTTGCTTTTTGGGACGGAGAATCAAGAGGAACTAAACATATGATTAATTTAGCAAAGAAACATGGATTAGAAGTTTATGTTATTAATTTTAATGATAAGTAAGTAAAACAATAATGAAAGGAATAACTAATGCGTAAAACATATGAAGAATTAAATGAATTGTGTAATAAGTTTGAGACTGATAGACTCTGGAGTTGGAGCAGAGTAAATTGCACACATAACAGCTTGTATGAATATTATTTGAAATATATTGCTCGTGAAAAAGAAGATAGAGCAGATAGCATTTATACTGTGACTGGTGGGATTGCACATGACATTATAGAGAGATTTTATTCTGGAGAAATTACCAAAGAGCAAATGTTAGAAGAGTTCAATGATGGATGGACGGTTGCTTTCGATATTGGTGAGTTAAAATTTAACAGAAGTGATTCTGAAAAAAATAATGATATTGCAAATAAATATTATAAAAACTTAGAACATTTCTTTAAAAATCATACAGTATTAGATAAAAAAGTTTCTTTAGAACAATTTGTAACAATACAAATCGGTAATGAATATTACCAAGGTTATATAGATGCTTTAACAACTGATGAAAATAAAAATTATGTAATTATAGATTGGAAAACAAGCAGTATTTATCTTGGTGAAAAAGCAAAAAATGAATGTGGGCAGCTTGTTATGTACGCAATGGCATTACATCAAAAAGGTGTTCCTTATGAGAAAATTCGCATTTGTTGGAACTTCCTTAAATATGTTAATGTTTTTGTTGAGCAGCCAGATAAATATAATATTAGATGGACTACTGTAAAAGGTGAAGAAAAGTTTAAAGAAAAAGTAGATGATTCAAAAGTAATTTCTACAATTAAAGCTTCGGTAAAAGCATGGTTGAAAGAAATTGGATTAGATAAAAATAAAATTGATGAATACATTAACACAATGGAAGAACAGGGTAGCATTGGTTGCTTACCAAAAGAAGTATATGATAAGTTTACTATTGAATTATTAGAGATACCAAATAAACCAAGACAGATCGAAAGATGTCAAATCGGTGAAAAATTACAAGCAAATGTAAAAGCACAAATGAAAAAACTTGGTTATGACGAAGATGATATTTTTATCTATTTGGATAAATTAATTCAAACTAATGATATTACTTGTTTACCACAAGATGTACAAGATAAATATACATTTGCTGATTGTTATGTATATGTTGATTTAACAGACGAATTATTACAGCATTGGGAAAATTATATAATTGAAACAACTAAAATGATTCGTGATAAAGAAGCAGAATATGAAAAAACAAAAGATGAAAGTATTTGGATGGAAAGTCAAGAAGAAGTTGAAAAGAATAGTTTCTATTTTGCAAATTTATGTTCATATTCTGCAAACAAACATAAACCATACAAATTATATCTTGAATCATTAGAAAAAGAAAAAAATGGTGACGTTTTTGATAATTCTGAAGATGACGAAGATGATATGTCATGGTTAAATGACTTATTATAAAAACTAGATAAAATTAAAAAAACATATTGACAAAACTTTAAAAATGTAATATAATTCCAATTAGGATAGGGTAGTAATAATATCCTATCCTTATTTGGCAAATAGAAAGGAAGATTAATATGTGGTTATTAAAGTTACATTTTGCTTTTTCAATTCTTTGTTTAATAACATTTATAGGTTTTAAAATTGTATGCAAGGATATTATTGTGAAAGTAAATGGTTGGGAAATGTCAGAGAAAAGACCAAACTTATTTTCATGGCTTATCTTTTTTGTTCCAATCTTGAATGTATTAGCGGTTTTATGCTTATTCATTATGATAAGTATGAAAAAATCAGAGTTCGAAGAATTGATTCAGAAAAAAGGAACATAAAAATGATTGATGAATGGATTGAGTTGGGTTATTCAAAACAGGAAGCTGAAGAATTACATGAATTTAGCAAATCTATATCTATGCACAGTGTTTTAAGTATTGATGAAGCAACATGTTGTGTAATGCAGTTATTAAATAATATGACCGAATTAAATAAGATGGAGCAAGATAGGGTTTTACATAATGCAATTAAGAATTATATAAAAGAATAAACTAATCAAAATAATAAATAAGGAGATAACAAAAATGATTGTAATTGGATATCAAGGAATTGGGAAAAGTACACTTTCAAATAACGATTTACGTTTTATTGATTTAGAAAGTGGAAACTTTTGGGTAGACGGTAAAAGAGCGAATGATTGGTATAAACCATATTGTCAGATTGCAGAACATTTGTCGCAACAAGGTTATATTGTATTTACGTCTAGTCATGAAGTCGTTAGAAATCAGTTAGCAAATAGTAAAGAACAAGTAATTTGTTGTGTGCCTGATTTATCTTTAAAAGATCAGTGGATTGAAAAATTAAAAGCTAGATATGAAACTTCTGGTTTAGATAAAGATTATAAAGCATATATGAATGCCGCAGATAGATTCACTGAAAATATCAAAGAAATAGCAGATAGCAATTTCGGAGTATTATGGTTAGACGCAATGGAATATGATTTGTGCGACATGGTGCTTCGTTGTGTATTTTAATTAACAATAAAGAGGTAAAATATGAAAAGATATAATAATTATCATAAACATACATATTATTCAAATCTTCGTACACTTGATACGGTCACTTCACCTGAAGCATACATGAAAAGAGCAGTTGAATTAGGACATACAACATATTTCACAGGGGAACATGGATTTCAGGGTAATTTATATGAAGCACAAACATTGTGCGAACAATATAATTTAAAACCTATTTATTCTGTTGAAGCATATTATGTTGATGACATTACAGACAAGACGGATAGAAAAGCATATCATATTATGCTTATTGGCATGACCGAAAAAGCAAGATATGAAATTAATAAAATAATGTCGATTGCTAATACAGAAGGATTTTATTATAAACCAAGAATAGGCTTAAAAGAATTATTATCTTTAACTCCTACAGATACAGTTGTAACAACTGCATGTGTCGCAGGTCGTTTATCATCTGCTTTTCCACGTAAAGACGAAGAAGGAAATGATATTATTGATACTACTTGGTTAGATAATTTTTTATTACCAGTAAAGCAACATTTTGGTAAGAATTTATATTTAGAAGTACAAAGTCATAAAGTTCCAATTCAGATGACCTATAATAAAATGCTGTTATTCATGCATGAAAAATATGATATACCATTAATTCATGCGAATGATAGTCATTATATACATGAATCAGATGCGTATTATAGAGATTTGTTTTTACAAGCCAAAGGTATTTTTTATGAAGAAGAAAAAGGATTCATTCTTGATTATCCTGATTATGATACTGTACTTGATAGATATAGGAAACAAGGTATTTTAACACAAGAACAGGCTCAACAAGCATTAGACAATACTTTGATTTTTGATAACGCAGAACCTGTCTATACAGATAAAGAATTTAAAATTCCTAAAGTTCCCAATGAGTTCATTCAAGAAGAATTGCATGATAATAGGTTCTCAAACGAAGATAGTGATAAAGTTCTTCAAGAAATTATCTTAAGAGCTTGGAAAGACAAAAAAAAGACGGTTAGCCCAGACAAAATTAAAGAATATGTAGATGCAATTTGTTATGAAGTTGACATTGTAAAAAAATGTGGTATGGCAGATTACTTTGTACTTGACCATATGATTATAAATAGAGCAGTAAAAAAATACGGAGCAGTGTTGACACG